ACAAAGCGGGGGGGGGATATTAAAATGGCAATGCACAATGATCCGATGGCAAGAAAAACAAAATACGATGGCAAAGGATAAGGCGAGAACGTTTGGGCAAGACCTTATGCGCGGGGAGCATAAGGTTGGGGGTAGCAGGCAAACAGAGCCGGGCCTAACGTATGTTGGCGGCGATAGAAAATATGAAGACCTTGACGAGGTAAGCCGAAAGATTCTTTCGGCTTCCGAATCTGGAACCTCTATTTTTGACCCCGTGCTTTGCGAGTTGTCATACCGTTGGTTTTGCCCCGATGGCGGCACAATAGTTGATCCATTTGCAGGCGGATCGGTTCGCGGCATCGTTGCGGCGGTTCTTGGCTACAATTACGTCGGCGTTGAACTTCGCCCCGAACAGGTGCAAGCGAACAGGGACAACGCGGCGGAGGTTTTTGGCGAACAGGGCAAACACCCGGTTTGGCATTGTGGCGATTCGATAGGCATTGATGAAATATGCGCGGGCGTTGAGGCGGATTTTGTTTTCAGTTGCCCGCCTTACGCAGATTTGGAGGTGTATAGCGATATGCCCGGCGATATTTCAAACATGAAATACCCCGAATTTTTGGACGCCTACCGAACTATCATAAAAAAGTCGGTAGGGCTGCTAAAGCCCGACCGTTTTGCCTGTTTCGTGGTTGGCGACGTTCGCGATAAAAAAGGGTTTTACTACGGGTTTGTGCCGGACACGATAAAGGCGTTTGAGGATGCGGGGGCTAAATTGTACAACGAAATTGTTTTGGTGAACGTTGCCGGTAGCCTACCAATCCGCGCCGGGCGGCAGTTTTCGTCAGGGCGCAAAGTTGGCAAAATGCACCAAAACGTTTTGGTTTTCTACAAGGGCGACCCAAAGGCGATAAAGGACAACTACGGCGATATTGATTTAAGCGGATTGGAAACCGAGGTAGAGGAATTATGAAAATAACAATCGAGCGGCACTATGGCGTTAATGTATTGCGCGACGATCTTTTGCCGGGCGGCACCAAGGCTTGTTTCATCGGCGAACTATTAAAGCCGGGCTTTGATTACTATGTTTATGCTTCGCCTGTTTACGGCGCGTTTCAAATAGCCCTTGCGGAGTATTGCAGGGAGCAAAAAAGGCGGGCCGTGATTTTTTGCGCGAAACGCAACACGCCACACGAAAACACGCTAATGGCAAAGGCTGCCGGGGCAAGGGTTTTGCAGGTGCCTTACGGTTATTTATCAAACGTGCAGGCAAAGGCAAGGGCGTTTTGTAGTGAGAACAATGGGCAGTACCTGGAATTTGGCGCTCGCGGCGAGTTGGCCGTTCAGCGAATAGCAAAAAGGGCGGCACAGGTATTTGCCGCGCTGGGCCACATCCCGGACGAGGTTTTTTGCGCAGTAGGAAGCGGGACGTTGTTGGCTGGCATAGAACGCGCAACACATGGCACGACGTGCAAAATAACGGGCATTTGTGTAGGCGCAGAATACAAACACGAAATCCAAGAAAACACAAGGTTGGTTAAATACCCGGCCAAGTTTGATGTTCCATCTAAAATATCGGCACCGTTTAAAACGAGCAGAAACTACGATTTAAAGGCGTGGGAATACTGTTTGAAGATGCGCGGCGCGGGGAGCGTTTTGTTTTGGAATGTGTTTTGAAAAAAATCACAAAAACATTTTTGTGTTCAGTAAATTTACTTACCTTTACACCGTAAACAAACCACGGCGGCAACGTTACTCGGCACAACGGCATGAAAAACGCACAAAGTATTCACCTGCAAAAATTGTCCATCCAGAAATTCGAGTCAAACGTGCTTTCACGCGATTTTAAAATAACCGACTCTGCATCGGCAAACCGAATTGCTCGCAGGTTTTGGGACGACTCAATCGAAATTTTCGAGTCGTTTAATATCATTTGCCTGAACAAGGCAAACTGCCCCATTGCATGGGTAGAACTTTCTCGCGGCGGGTTGGACGGAACGGTGGCAGATGTTAGGATGATGTTTTCCCACGCGCTACTTTGCAACGCAGCCGGGATAATTGTTTTTCACAATCACCCTTCCGGGAACCTTCAACCAAGCCAAGCAGATTTGGCCCTGACAAAAAGAATAAAACAGGCTGGCGAAATTTTGAGCATCCCGATCCTTGACCATTTGATTATTGCCGAAAATGGATACTATTCATTCGCAGACGAGGGTACAATATGAAACACAAAGAATTGTCCAAAGCATCCCTTGCCAAACTTGCGCGTTTGGCAAGGGAAAACGACATAAAAGACGTGCAACTGGCCGAGGTTTTAAATATCCGGCCTCAAACCGTTGGGCAAACAATGCTTGGCAAGTTTCACCCCACGTTTGACCGCGTGTTTTTATTCCTTGATGCGATAAACCAGATAGCCGGTAAAAATTACACGCTTTCGGATATTGACCCCGAAAAATAACTACGAAAAAACTACGAAATTTTATCAATGCCTGGGGGCAAGTCAAACATAAGAGGCACGGACGGAAACACGTTTTCCAGCACCAACCAGCCCGCAAACCGGGGCCGGAAGCCAAAGGTATTTACCCAACTTTCAAAGGACTGGCAAGAGCGCGGCATCGAGCGGGCAACGCCAGCCGTCGTGCAAGAGGCTTTTGAGTACATACTTGGCTTGCCACTCCTTGACGTGAAAGATTTGGCTGGTAAAGCGGATGATGAGGACAATAATGTGCCTATGGCCGTCCGTCTTGCCGCCAAAGAACTGCTTGGCAAACGGGCAATCGAAATTTTCAAAGAAATGCTCGACCGGGCACACGGCAAGTCAATGCAAAGGCAGGAACTTTCAGGCCAGGACGGCGCTCCGCTGTTCGGAATATCAAAGGCTAAGCAAGAAGACATTGACAAACTGCTTGATCTGATGGATGGGAAATGACCGCACGCTATTGTTGCCTATTGCCGCGTCACGCCGCGAAAGACTGACCGATGAACGGCGTGCCGAACTACGCGCAAACGGGCGCATCCCATTTCTGATAAACGATTGCTACCTGCCCCACCTGTTCAGGCCGGAGCGCATACAAATACGCTACGGCGGTTCAGCGTCCGGCAAGTCCGACGTAACGGCCACGGAACTGCTTATGAAGGCCATAGGGCAGCCCTATTTCAGGGGGTTGTTCGTGCGCAAATACCAGATAACGGTAAGGGACAGCCAATTTGCCCTTTTCCAGGATTTGATAAAGCGCTACGGCTTGCAAGACCTGTTCCGGGTCAACAAGTCCGACATGGACATTACCTGCATACCGACGGGAAATGTCTTAATGTCTGGCGGGCTTGACGACGTGGACAAGTTGAAGTCAATACCTGACGTTACCGACATTTGGATCGAAGAGCCTATTGACCGAAAGGGCAGCGTCACAGAGGCCGACTTTACGGAACTGAACAGGCGTTTGCGCTGCGAAAAGGCATCGAACCACATTTACCTCACCTTTAACCCGATAGCCAAAGAAAACTGGATACACCGACTGCTTTTTGAGCAGAACAATTACGACGTGTTTGCGCTCAAGACAACATACCGGGACAACGCATTTTTGCCGCCGGATACCGCAGCACAGTACGAGACGCTACGGCGCACAAACCCGGACGAATACCGGATTTATGGCGATGGGGAATGGGGAAGCCTTGACGACATGGCAATGCGCCTTTTCCGGGACGAATCAATCGAAGACCTGTTCACCAATGGCGGCTTTTTGCCGGACGGCGAACGGTACATCACCGCCGACGTGGCGTTCACCGGGGCGGATATGTTCGTGGTAATGGTGTGGAGTGGCTGGAAGGTATTGGACGTTCGCGTGTTCCCACGCACCGAAGGGGATGAGATTGTGTCGAAAATTCAGGCAATAGCCAACGAGTTCGGAGTGCCTGGGCAACGCGTGACGTTCGATGCGGGCGGCGTTGGCATCGGCTTGCGCGGCTTTCTTCGCAGCGCTATACCGTTCGTCGGGGCCGCCGCGCCGGTGGATGACGCGCCGGAAAAGACAGATTTGCAAAGGAAGATATTGCCCCGCCCGGCGTTCAAGAACCTTCGCGCACAGGCGTACCACTATGCCGCGCAAAAGGTAAACGACTGCGAAGCGGCATTTCTGCCAAAAAGCGTACATTTGCAAAGCGTATTGGCGCAAGAATTGCGGGCCATACGCCGCCTTGATACGCCGGACGGGGGGAAATACCAGATTGTCGGCAAGGATGAGATAAAAAACCGCATAGGGCGTTCGCCTGACTATGCGGACTGCTTTTCGATGCGGGCCGTTTTTGACCTTCAACAACACAAACAACGCCGGGCGCGGTTGACGCGGGCCGGGTAAACAAACAAAAAGCATGGCAGACGTTACAAAAGAAGAAGCCTTACAGGCAATCACAACCGTTTACCGATACGCCCTTTCGCTGGGCAATTCTCACCCGATGGCCCGTGACATTTCCGTGTGGATGGTGCGACAATGGAACCTTTCCGGCACAATGGCCGTGCAGGCTGTGCAGCGCGAAAAGAACGCAAACGCAAAGTCCGCAAAAGCCGCTCCGGTAAACACGACCGATCAACCGGGCCGGGTCAAGTTCGTACACCCGAAAAGCCCGCAGGCGCAAGCCGTAGAACCGGAACCGACACCGGCTTTTCAGTCACCTCTCCAGCCGGAGACGGCCCAATCTGGGGAGGGCCAAGATTCGCAGCAGCGCCGGGGCCGGAAACAGAAACACAAGACGGAACAACCGGAAACGGCACAACCTCAAGAAGGAGAAGAAAGTCCTGTTGTGGCGGCTGACCCGCTGAACAGCGCCGAACTTTCGGAGGTAAAAGGCATGGGCATTCGGGAAATCCTGCACACGTTTGGCGAGGCCCGTTTGACGGCAACGCTCGAAATCCTTGAGATTGAACACGCCGAACTTTCAGGATCCCAAAAGGCAGCCGCCGTAAAGGCAAACGCTGGAAAATGAAAACAGCCCGCCTACTTGCCGCCGGGCGCGAGGTAGCCGCCATTCCGTTGTACTCATCCCTGTACGACGTGCCGCTTTCGCGGTGCATTGACTTTTTGAAAGCCCGCGAACCGTTCGACAACAAAACCGCAATGGAGCGGGGCGAAGTGAACGAGGCCCGCGTGATGGTCAAGGCCGTAGGCGCGTTCTTCGGACTTGAACTTGATCAGATGATCGGCGTGGACGCGATAGACGCGGGTGACGTGGCCGACGGCATAGAATCCATGTACGCATGGATCATTGACTTGCTTGGCACGTTCACCGGCAGGATGCGCACGTCGCAGGACTGCTCGTTCAAGTACAAAGGCGACACCTACACAATTCCGGTTTTGTCCATTCGGGCAATGACCGGGCTGCCCGGCGTTCCGGCAAATCTCGCCGCCGGGGAAATGATCGAGGCATACGAAATCAAACGCCTTGCGCAAACCCGCATTGGTGAAGGCGACCCGGACGGGACGTACCTGTACACCTACTACCTGCAACTGCTTGCCGTGCTGGCACGCAAAGAGGGCGAAAAGTTGCCGTATTCCGATTCGGAGTGTGCCGACTTCATCGAACGCCGCACGGTGCATTTTCAGGAAATAGACGCGGGTACGGCTTTAGACGTGGATTTTTTTTTAGCCATGCAGATGCAGCCGTCCGACAAGACCCGGACTGCCGTTGGATATTTGAGCAACCTGGTTTTCGCCCTCGTTCACGCGACACGAAAACGCGGGCGGCTGAACACGAGGCGTTCAACGAAGCCGTCCGGCGCAGCGAAGAAGCCTTTGCGCGTACTGGGTGGCGCTCGCTATACCTCAAAATTCTCGAAAGAGGATGGTTCACGGAAAGCGGCAAAAGCCCGATAGAATCAATGAAACGCGCCCCGTTTGTTGACGTAGCGCGGCTTATTTCACTCGAAAACGCATCGTTATGACAGTCACCTTGCCCGATATTTACTCCGCGTTCCGCGATGCCGTCCGGTACTACCCGGCACAGGACACGACGTGCAAGCGCCTGCAAACATGGCGCGTGTTCCAGCAATCTTTAGGGGTTGAGGTGTCAACGCCTAATTTAGGCGCAACCATTTGCGACAAGGATAAACCATACTTTTGGTCGCGTGACTGGCACGAAAAAAAGTACAACCCGAACGGCATAACGTGGAAATTTCCGCTGCTTTTCGTCTTTGAAACCGAAGGCGCAATGATCGGCCCGTTCGGGTTCGGTGGCGAGACAAAAATGGTGTACACGTTGCAAGTAGGCGTGTTGGATGTTCTCATTGATACACCGGACGGGAGGAAGTGTGTAGGCTGCCAATCCCGCACGGTGAACGAAATATATGCCGACACGGAAAGCCTTTTGCTGTCTGCCCTTCATTTTGTGTCCAACGTCAACCAGACTGGAATAGACGGCGTGGACGTGTGGGCAAACTCCGACCTTGTTTCACAGGGCGAAGCGTCCGGGGCGCTTAACGTGACCGGAAAAACATCCATTTCAATTCTTGACGCATCACAGAAATACAACCAGGAAGCGCCGTTTTTTCGCATCGAAAGGATCGGAAACATCTACGGCACGGCAATGAATATACGCGTGGCGGCAAGCGTATGCCCCACGGTGGACTGGAATTTCACAGAAACAGACTTCGGTATCCTTGCGCAGGAGGCCGGGTGCAAAACGTGTTAGAACATGACAGGCGATGCGTAACCTAACCGACATAATCACCGTCGCAATGGAGGACATACGGAAACTGCTCATTGCAGAACTTTCCGCACAGGGGCACCGTAACACGGGCGCTCTGGAAAAGTCGTTGTCCTACGAGGTGAAGCGCGAAGGCGACGGCATTGTGGCGGTTATGACAGCCTTTGAGTACGGTCTTTACGTCGAGTTCGGCGTGCCCGCTTCGCGCATACCGTACACGCCGGGCGGTCGCAAGCGAGGGGGGAAAAGCAAATACATTCAGGGGCTTGTTACATTTTTCTCACACAAAGGGCTTTCGCCCCGCGAGGCGCTCGGGGCGGCGTTCGCAACGGCACGCAAGCACAAACGCGAAGGGATGCCGACGCGGGGCAGTTATGCGTTTTCGTCCAATGGACGGCGCACAGGCTTCACCCAAAACACACTTGAGCAGTATTTGCCCATCCTTGCGTCCAAGATCGGCGAAGGCGCTGGATCAATAGTTGAGTTAATAATCGGCAGGGACTTGCGTCTCGAGCCGTACAAAATAGCAGCATGATTATGAAAATAAATGTTTGTATTATCGCAGATACAATAACGGACTGGATGGAGGGCGATCAAGATATTCTTAAGTCAGTTTGTGAAATGTATGTATCTAAATTTAACAGGTTGCCAGATGTTGGGATGTATGTTGATTCTGAATCATGCTCATATAAGATATTTCAAATAGTAATATATGATACGCTTGAGTATACGGAAACTAATTTGGGTGTACTAATTAAGGTTTTCCCAGATAACGAGGGGCTATAAAGACATAACCGACCGGAGCACGTCGGACAATGCCAACGCAAAAGATAATATTCCAGTTAGTTGTTGAGGATGCCGGGCTAACGTCCCGCATTGAACAGGCACGGGCAACGATCCGAAGCCTGAACAAGGAAATACGCGCCAATCCGGGGCCGGAGCGGTTTGCCGAATTGACCGGCGAACTGGCAAAGACGCGGCGCGGACTTGCCGACATGGTTGCTGAACAAAAGCAACTCAACCGGGAATTTCAGGCGTTGAAAGTCCCGAAGGACAGCCTTGCCGGGCTTCGACTTGAGTACGGGCGCTTGTCGGCAGCGCTTGCAAACCTTACGGCGGAGGAACGTAAGTCCAAGTTCGGGCAGGCCATAATCCGGGACGCGGCACGGGTCAAAAAAGAGATTGACGGCATTGAACAGTCAATCGGGCGTTTCACGGGCAACGTCGGAAATTACCAATCGGCCCTGAACGGCATAGGCTCTGCATTCGCGGCGCTCGGCATCGGGGCGAGCATCGGCGAAATAGTCAACGCAAACGCCCGCGTGTCGGATTCGATAGCCGACGTGGCAAAAACGGCAGGCATCACTACAGACGAGGCGCAAAAACTTGCCGATACCCTTGAATTTCGGGACACGCGCACGTCCCTGGTTGACCAACTTCAAATAGCGCAGATTGGCGGGCAGTTGGGCGTAGCGCGGGAACAGTTGCTTGGTTTTACGGAAAGCGTTGATGTGCTGAATGTATCGCTTGGTGACCAATTCGGAGGCGTTGAGGAAATTACCCGCGTAATTGCCGGGCTTCGCAACGTGCTCACAGACTTTCGTACAGATGACGTTTCGGCAGATGTTTTGAAGATCGGCAACGCGCTCAACTTCCTGGAAGCGCAGGGCGCGGCTACGGCACCTACCATTGCCGAGTTCGTAAACCGTATTTCCGGTTCGGCTATCCCGCTTGGCGTTACCACACAGGAAATATTTGGCCTTTCGTCTGCGCTTGCCGAATTGAGCATTAACCCGGAACGCGGGGCAACCGCAATAAGCGGGCTGTTGATCGAAATTTCACGCGCCCCGGAGGTATTTGCAAAGTCGCTTGGGTTCACCAAGCAGCAAACAGAGGAATTTACCAAGCAGGTAAACACGGATTTGGTCGGGGCGCTTGCCCTTGTTTCCAAGACCATTGCAGAGGGCGGAGACGGCACAAAGAACTTTGCACAAACCCTCGACGAAATAGGCATCGGCAGGCAGGGGGCAATCGAGGCGCTCGGCAAGTTGGGCGGGAATACCGAACTGCTCACGCAGCGCATCGCTGAAAGCACGGACGCGCTGCAATCCACAGACAGCGTGTACGCGGAGTTTGACAAAAAGAACAACAATGCCGCCGCTGCCGTCGAAAAACTCAAAAACGCCGTTGTTAACCTGATAACCAGCGAAGGGGCACAGGACGCGCTCGAAGCCGTTGCAAAGGCAGCAACCGAATTGATAAACGTGCTATCTGATACCGCCGACGTGGTGGCCGAAAACAAGGAACTGTTTGCAGCGCTTTCCATTGTCCTGTTTTCGATGACCGGGCCGGGCAAGGCTGCCAATGCCGCAATACTGAACGTGGTGGCTTCGATGCGTGCGGCGGCGCTTGCCACAACGACAATGACCACAGCGACGGCGGCAAATACCGTGGCCACGAACGTAAGCGCAGCCGCTACACGCGCCCTTGCAGCGGCACAGGCGGCGCTACCGTTGCTCGCATTGGTTGCAGGCATCTACCTTGTCATAAAGGCGTTCGATTCGTACAACAACTCGCTTAGCGCAGCCGAAAAGGCAAGCCGGGCCGTATCCGAAGCACAAAAAGACATTGCCGAATCCAGCGCAGCGGAAATTGTTGCCCTTGAGTCTTCGATAGGGGTTCTCAAGGAATCAACGTCAACGCAGGAACAGCGGGCTGCGGCGATAAAGTCGCTTACGGACAAGTACCCGGAATACCTGAAAGGTATTGACCTGGAGACGCAAAGCGTTGCCGCACTTACGACAATTCAGCGTGAACTTACAGAGGAAATAATCCGGGGCGCGGCGGCGCGGGCAAAGACGGCGGCGCAGGAGACTATCGTAAGCAAGATAATCGAAAAGGAGTTAAAGGTGGCCGAACTTCGCCGGTCAATCCAGGCGGGTGAGTTTTCGTTTCAGGATCGAGAGTTTATTATTGGCACAGAGACGGCCAAACTTGCCAAACTTCGTGAAGAACTGGAGCAGACAGGCAAGCAGTTTGACGATGTTTTCAAACTCAACCAGCCCGTAAAATCTTCGGTGCTGCCTGTTGTTGACCCAAAGGCAATTCAGGGACAAGGCGACGCGGCAAAAAATGCAGCCAAAAAGGTCGGCGAAGAACTGACCAAAGAAGAAAAGGCAGCAGCCGACAAAGCCAAAAAAGAGCGTGAACGGGCAGCCGACAAAGACAAAAAAGAGCGTGAACGGGCAGCCGATGAAGAAGCCAAGCGCGTAGAGGATCAGCAAAAGCGTATCCTTGACATTCAGCGCACGGTGCGTGACCTGAACATCACAGAGGAAAGCGAGTTTCAGCGCAAGGTTGAAGAACTGGACAACCGCCGCACGGATGCACTCACACAGAACCGACAGCGCATTGACGCGCTACGCAAGACGGTAGAGGATCGAACCGGCACTAAGATCACGGGAGACGTGTCCACCGGCGCGGCGCTTGCCGCACAGATACCGAACGCCCGACCGGCGGACATTACAGAGGCCAATCTGATTGACGCGGAAACAGAGGCGCTGAAAAAGTCGTTCGACAAGCAGCGCACGGAACTTTTCGCCGAACGCAAAAAGACGCAGGAAGCACAGGAAGCGCAACTACGGCAACTGCTTGCCGAGACTGCACAGATAGCCGCCGATAACGAGGCACAGGTAGCCGTGTCCGTTCAACAGGACGTACAAAAATCGTTCACGGAACGGCGCGAACTGATTGAAAAGGAGTTTGCGCTACGGCAGTCTGCCAACGAAACGGCATTGGTGCGCGGCGAGATCAACCGAAAGGAGTTTGAACAGCGCGAACTTTCCGACAGCATCGAGCAGACAAACCGGAAACTTCAACTCGAAACCGAATACGCAACGCGCATTTCCGAAATCGTTACGCAGGTGCGTGACGTGAAGGTGGCAGCCGCACAGGCCGAACTTGACGCGCAACTGCTTGCGATTGAACAGCGCAGAAAGCAGGACGTTACCGGGGCAGAAACAACGGCAAAGGAAACCGGAACGGACGCAAGTGCGCAGGTGTCGGCTATCAACGAAAAAGCGGCAACGGATGCCGATGCAGCACAGATACGTTTTGCCGATGCGGTGAAGCAAACGACCGAGGATGCAAAGGCAACGCAGTTGCAGGCGATTGATTCGGTAGACGCGGCAAGGCAGGTGGCCCATGATGCCGAACTTGCCCGCGCAGAGGAGGAAAAGCAAAAGCGGGCCGAAATCCGAGACGCGGCAATAAGCACCGCCGGGGAACTTGCATCGGGCATTCTTGCCATTCAGCGCAACAACGATGAAGCCGAAAAAGAGGAAAAACTGGCTGCCATTGATGAAGAGTACGAAGAAAAGAAGAAAGCCGCGCAGGGCAACGCCAAACTGATCGAAAAACTCGAAAAGGAGCAGGCGAAGAAAAAGGAGGCTGTTGAAAAGCAAGCCGCCGAAAAGCGCAAGCAGCAGGCGATTATCGAGGCCATAATCAACACCGCGCAGGCAATTATCAAAGCAGCACCAAACCCGATACTCATGGCCTTTGCCGCCGCCGTCGGGGCTGTTCAGGTGGGCGTTATTTCTTCGCAGAAATTTGCCAAAGGCGGTTTCACGGACAAGGACGGCGAAACTGGAATCTACCCGAAGCCGCTGTACGATGCGCTGCCAGACTTTACGCTGGGCGGAATGACGGGGGCCGGAACTTCACACCGTGACGACACGGGCCGCCGTGTAGCCGGGAAAATTCCAGGCAGCAACGCCGTGGTACACGCCGGGGAGTATGTCGCACCCGCTTGGCAGGTGCAGGCAATGCCCCAACTTTTCGGGGGGCTGGATCAGCAGCGCCGCACCCGTTCAAAGCCTTTTGCACAAGGCGGGTTTACAAAGAAAAATTTTGGTAACTTTGTGCATGTTAAGCCGTATGCAACCGGCGGGTTTTCGGATCCGATAATCGGGCTGCCAAACTCCACCGAATTTCAGCGGCAAACGATAGCCGTGACGGCATCGGCTGAATTTACCGACGCGCAGGTTGCACAGATTGGCCGCATAATTGCACTTGAAAACGGTCGGGTTGTGCGCACGGCGATTGGCGAAGGGCTTGGGGACGCAAACCGGCGCTTGGAGCGGGAACGCTCACTTGAGGAACAAAGAACAATTTAAAAAAATATGGCACTTACGCCCGTACTCGCACCGGCGCTTGCCGCCGACGGCCCGATACCAATTTCCGACTGCCTGCTCTGGACATTCGCGCCCGATGACGCGGACGTGGTTTCAACGCCCGGTGTTGCCGCTTCGCTCGTTGTGGTGTTCCCGTCCAGCCCGTCGGCCCCGTCGAACGGAACAGAGTTCACGATATGGGGAAACGTGTTCCAAATTCAATCCGGCACCGACTTTACGGCCAACTCGTTCAAGGTTGTGGCCGGGGACGCGAACGACACTATCAGCAACTTTGTGAGCATGGTTTTGGCAAACTACTTTTTTGCCAGCGCCGTGACGGTTGATGCCGACTACGGCACGCGAACGGTCACGCTCACATGGAACGAGTGCGGTGAACAGCCGCTTTTCGGAAGCGAGCAAATGGACTTTACGGACATAATCAGCGCGGCGGTAACGTCTGCAACGCCAACCAACGGCACTACACCGGTTTACGTTGACGGCTACAAGTTCGTGTACAGGATGCTTCGCACCGACATTGTGAACGATGCCAACAGCGGATATGTGACGGCATTCGAGGCCATTGACCCGAACAAGGACTGCACGGGAGGTGATGACGTTGGTTTCAACGGAATGCCCACGGCGCGGCGGTTGCTGAAAACGGAAATACCTCCGCTGGACAACTCGCACCCGGCGGTGGCATTTGACGGGCCGATTCAGTATTTTTCCCTGCAATACGGATTGGTGTACCGGGACGCAAATGCAAATGCCCGTTCAGGGGAGCTTGCGACAACCAGCCGTAGCGCGGTTTGGAACGCCTACTTTGAGCCGGACGACGTGTACAAGGTTCGGCGGTACTGGCCCGGCGCTACGGGCGGGCTGCCAGGCGGGCAAACATTCGTAAAGATGCTGACACAACAGCCCAACCCGCACCAACTTTTGAAAAAGTCAAAAGCCTGGTTCTGGTATATGGTGAACGATGCGGTGCAGACGTACACGAACATCCGCATGCGCATAAGGGCATACAAGAAGGACGGTAGCGCGGTAACGGACACGCACATAGTGCCAAATTCGTCTTACGGAATCAACGCCGTAAACGTGTCGCCGTCCTACGTCGTATCGCTTGGCCTTTCTGGCGTTACGATTGACACCCTATCCTATTACGACGTAGCGATTTTCAAGCAAAACAGCGCAACGCCTACCGACGTGACACAGATCACAGAGGCGCACACGCTCTACGTCATTGACATTTGCGACAGCGACCGGCACACGGACGTTTACTTTCTTGACAAACTCGGCGGCATAGGCGCGCTGCCGATGGAAATAATTGAAGAAACCGCAAGCCAGACCGGGGACGAAATCCTGTTGGACGTTCCGTGCAGCGCAAGCCGGGCCGACAAAGCAGCCTACGGCGGTCGCACGCTGTCAAACATCCGCTCGAACATGGTGCTTACGCTCCGCACGTTTTTCAAGGGCGGGGATGAGTACGTCAACTTTTTCAGAAGCATGAAACTTTCGCCCCAGAGGTGGATACGCACGACAGACGAAACCGGGGCGTTTATTGCCCGCAAATTCATCGTTGAGCCGGGCGGTGTAAAGGTGTTTCATGAAGGCCAGAAGGTATCGCTTGAGGTGTCCGGGTACATGGGCGACATTGTGATCCAATCCGGCTCTGAACCTGAAATTTAACGGCATGAAAACCGCTTTGACAATCGTATTTTTTGCGGCGCTGCTTTTGCCTTGGATACTTGAGTATTTCAGGCGAGACAACGGCGCGGGCCAATTTTGCGACAACTGCGACGGAGAAGGGTATTTGCCAAAGCCGGATTCAACAGATAACACCCCTTGCAAAAAATGCGGGGGCAAAGGATACACAAACTAAATGCCTACACGAATCCTTGCACGCGACCTGCACCAGGCGGCATCCGCCCGCCTTGGCGGAATGACAGAGGTCTATCTGGATACGCCGGAAAATTTCCGCATGCCGATGAGTAAGGACGTGGAGCGGTTGAGCGACCTGAACAAAATCCGTGTAGAGGGGGCGTTACGGACTTCGCTTGACAGGACGGACACGAACGACGCTGTGTTGGTTGAATACCTTACGCCTTTGACGCTGGACAAGCGCAGCAAATGGCTGAATGTCGTTATCGAGGTGGACGGTATCGCAATGGCGTTCACGCGCCTTTACATAATCGCAAAGAACGATGACACGGCAAAATGGGAAGTTGAGGCGGCGCTGCCGGAAGATCATTGGGCCGAACTTGCCAGCCAAAAGAAAATAAACACTATTGACTTCGGTGGCTACACGCTGAACGCCGACAACGTGCAAACGTCTTGGGAGTACCCGACCTACGACGGTGACTACACGCCAACGCAGGACGTGGACGGGTGGAACGGTGCCTACGGAATGTGGCCGGTTGACTACGGGGGTTGGGTTGATCGTTCGATACCAGACCCGAACACGATCAAGCCGGTCAAAATGATGGCGCAGGAGGATTTGCGTCCGCACGTCAACAAAATGTACCTGCTAAAGCGGGGCATGCGTGAAATCGGGTGGGAACTTGCCGGGCTGTTGCAGGAAACCGAATGGGCGCGTTCGCTGTGGGCGTATTTGCTTCGCCCCGAATACTGGCAGGGCAAGGGGTACGACGGGGTTGAGTACGGGAAGTTTTGCCGGATAATCGGGCGGATAATTGAATCTGCAGAAATACCGGCTGAAAACATAGGCGGCGCTATTCTTTTACCATATTTTGACGCGCTTGATTTTGAGCCGCCGTCAGGAGTTTTGCCATACACGTCCCCGTTTTTCCCAGGCCCGCCGGACAAGTGGCTTTGTGGCATACAAAATCACCTTCCATTCAGGGCAAAGTTCAGGTTTGTTTTCAGGGGCAATGTGAGAAACCCTTCGCCGGTTGTGGCCCAATGCGTTTTTACGGTAGCGGAAATAACCGACAGTAATGCACTCAACAACACGATAACAGGGCAGATACTTTCCGACGATGTTGTTTTTGAAATTGGAGTAAGCGAGACAAAGTTTGTTTCATTCGATTTTGAGTTCGAACTTGACCCTGGGCAAAAGGGCGCGTTGTTTATGAGCGCATCAGCCATTTTCTACATCCAAAAAGGCTTTTGGTTTCGGTGTGAACCAGCAAACAAGTCCTTTACGCGGAACGATGAAATTGACCTTCGCACGGCGCTCGACCCCGACCTCACCCTTTTGGACATGCTAAAGGCGTGGGTGCATCTGGTAAACGGGCGCATCGAGACGAACATGGTCACAAAGACCATTTACGTCCACCCGGAACGGTCAAGCATCGTTTACGATTCAACGGTGCCCGGATTTGTTCGGGATGACATTCCGGCTATTGACGTGTCCAACCGCGTTTTGCCGAACTCGGTGAAACTGCAATTCATCCGCCCGGAACTGAAACGCTACACCCTGCTTTCGTTCGCCGATTCAACGGACGCGCACATTGAAGATAACCTTGTGCTTACCGAACCTTTGCACAGCCGTCGCATACTGAACGGCGAAGACCTGCCGAACGACACCGACGAACAATCAAACCCGGTGTACGAGCCGACGGCAGAGGGGCAAAGCCCGCTGTTGAAGCAAAACGACTTTTCGATTGTAAACCGCCCGAACGCGCCGGTGCCGTGGTTGCCGCGCTATTGGGACAACACGAACGGGGAGCGGTCTTTCGACATCGGCCCGCGCATACTGTTTGCGTTTGGGTATGTCAGGCAGTTGAACCCGTCGCCAATAGGCACGACCGACGAGGCAGCAAACTACTACTTTGATGACTATGATAACCCGCTGGAGGATATAGGCTACGCCACGCAGTTGCGCACATGGGAACTTGACCCGGCACCAACGCTGGACGGCAACGTAGTGTTTGGCCGTGCCGCCGCCGATCTGTTCGTTAATTTCTACATAGGGCTTACGCAGGACAACCGGGGCGGCGTTGTCGTTGACCTGCTTCAGCGCATCACAGCCGCCGAATACTCCACCTACAATTTCCGCGTACCATTCAAGTTCGACTACGAGGGCCGGGAATTGCGTTTGCCGATGACAAGCATCCGGGACTTCAACCCCGATCTGCCTACGCCTGTGACGTATTTCGGCAGTCCGGCGGAAACCGGCGTTTGCGACCTGCCCTGTAATTGCAGGTTTGAGACGTGCGACTACTACCAAGACCTGGGCACCTTCATTTTGCAGTCAACTATGGACGCGCTAAGCGTAACGTCGTTCAAGATTGACGACGTGGAGCAGTTGACAACGCCCGTGCCGCTTGGCCAGTTGAACGTCGTGGACTTGGGCGGCAGCGGGTACGTCACGAACCTGGTGGACGCGCTGAACAGCATCGGAGCGCCGTATTTTGCGTTCGAGTATTCGAGCCGACAGCACCCGACAAGGGGTGCACGGTATTTCAGGATAAAGCGCCCGGCGTGCCAGGCGTTTGAGATAATCGTTTCAGACGGCGGCGATCCGGTGTACCGCTATACGCACAATGCACAGCAGGAACAATGGTTTGCCGGTTCGTGGGGCGCTATCGGGTACGGTGGCACGACGTACACAGCCCCGGATAATTGCACAACAACAATTGAATATTGATATGGAGCAAGCAACAGACAACTACACTAAAGATAACGTTCGATCATGCTTTTTGGCGCTGGTTCTGATTCTCGCAGCCGCCGCGCTTGCCATATTTGGCCGCTGCGCAAAGGCCGAACAAGGCCAGCCGGACATGACCGGGCAATGGTGCCGCGATGACAGCGACGTGACGTACAGTTTCTTCGATGACAGCCGCTTTCAGCAGTCCTATCGGCCCGGAGAGCAATGGATTTGGAAGCAGGGCGCGGGCCGCGTTGACCTGCTTGGGAATCCGCAGCGCCTTTGGCTTACTGCCTTTGACGGCGCGAACGAGGTACGGGTTATCGAAGCCGATACTTTTATAATTTACCGGCAATGACTACACCGAGGGCGCTATACAAACGGTTCCGAGAAATTCACCCGCGCTCGCTTGAGCCGTACAACCCGACACCGGCCAACGTGCGGCGCTGGGCGTGGCATATCCGGCAAGCGGGTACGCACCCAAAGTACACGCGCTATGTACCGGAAAAGTGCAAGGATTTTGAGGAACTTGTCAAAATTCGCCGCGTGCGGTCGTTTGATGACCTTGAGGTGTTCGACAAACTGATTTTCCAGCGCATTGCCAATTGCTTTACCGGGCCGGTGTACGCCTGCGGGAGCCGTGTGCGCGGGGATTACATCGAGATTACAGACCCGCCGGAGGTTGCTGAATGGCGCAAGCGTGCCGGGAAGCCGCCAAAAGAGGTGAGTGATTACGATTTTTGGACACCGGCGGACTCTTTCCAGGTGTGCGAAGAACTGCCCAAAAATGCCGACCGCCTACGGCACGGCGTTGATGACAAAGAAAAAATACTGATACCTAAAAGCATGGAAGGTTGGGACTTTTCCAAACTGCCCGAACACGAACACGGGCGCGTCATTGAACTGTACAAGGCCGGGCGTTGGGCCGATCTTGCGGCAATTCACGACAAGTACAATTTGTCGAACTACTCGTATTGCTGCGACCTGTCAGGGCTGAAAGTGTGGTACAAATTTGGAATTGAACAGGGCAAAATAAAATCGAATGGTTGAAGAACAGCCTACGGAAATTTTCAAAAAGAGGGCCGTTGAGGTCGCCCGCCTGTTCGACATTGCCGACGTGCAGGAATGGGAGCAGTTGCCGGACGGATACCGGCGTTTCCTTGTGGTTGTTGATTACAAGGTGATGGTCGTGCCGCTGGTGTACCGCGACCGGGGCAACGGATATTCGTGGCAGGCGCTTTCGATCAAGTACGACCTTTCAATCAAGGAGGTGCGTACAATCTGCCAAAGGCCATATTACAAGGCCAAGATCGGGCGTAAAAAATAAATTTGTGCAAAAATTTGCGCGGGTTTGCGCTTGTGCCTATCTTTAGGGCATGAACTCTTGGATGTACGCCCGTGCCGCGAGTTAGTCTTTTGAGCGTTGGCTTTTGCAGCATAGTCGTACATCCTTTGTTCTACGAATCACACTTAATTATTATACAACATGAATCTATCAACAGGCTGCAATTATTGCAAAAATTTGGAATGCACAGACAATCCCAAGTCCTTGCTCTGCAACTTCATTTGCCTTGCAAATCCCGAAAGGATGATAGGAAACGCAGGAGCGTGTTTTGTTGAGAAAAAAGACGGGCAAACAAAAATTGTCCAAAATTGCCCCGACTTCCAAGAGCGGGAGCAGGGTGTAGTTTTAGGTTCTATTTTTTCGTAGAACTCTAATTACACGCAACTCGCCATAACAATAAATAGGTGTCTGTTGCGCGAAATCAAGAAAACGCCTATTTTTGTATTCAAGTATTCAAGTTTTCATTTGGTTTTTTGGGGTTTATATGCCGTCGTTCTGCAAAGAGCGGCGGCTTTTTTTATCCTTGCCCAAAACGGCAAGCATTTGCACAAAAACAGCCCGCGCAATAGCCGCATGGCCCCACCTTTGCAGCACGCAAACGCAAAAGGTGCAAATGCAGGAACATACAACGGCGCTACGCCGAAACCCGGCCATAGAGGCCATACTGGCAAACAGCCAACTCGCTATCGAGGCGGGATTCGGGCTTCAATGCCTGAACCAATACCTTTCCGACCTTGCCTTGCTTTCAAACGGCGCATCGTATTCCGACCTTGGAATCGAGCAGCGCCGCCGGGAATCCGACCCGCACCTTATTGTCCGCACGGGTGCCGCAGCGGTCACGATCAACGACAGATACCTACTTTTAAACCCATCGCTTACCCCGCCCGGCGCTATTGCCGTGCTCAAGGTTTCAGGTTTCATGCAGACCGAAAGTAGCGGGGGTAGCGCTGGTGCCCGTGGTATGCGCGGCTTTGCCGAAGACCTGCGGGCCGCTTACTCAAATCCGAACATTGCCGGAATCCTGATTGAAATAAACAGCGGCGGCGGCGAGGTACTCGCTATGGAGGTCGCCGTGTCGGCAATTCAAGAGCGCAACAAGCCTGTACTATCACATGTATATTTTGCCGCGTCCGCTGCATACGGAACGGCAGCCTCTACCGATGAAATTGTTGCCCTTTCGGACATGGTTCGATTGGGCAGCATCGGCAGCGTTATTTCCCTGAACAAGGCCGCACTTGCTGAATACGCGGAGCAGTACATTGACCTGTACGGCAGCAACGCCCCGCGCAAGAACAAAGAATTTCGCGCTGCCCTTGACGGTGACTACTCGGCACTTCAGCAGGTGGTTGACGAAGCCACGGACAAATTCCAGGCAAAGGTGAAGGCCATGCGCCCGCTACGGGGTTCGGAAAACAAAATAAAGGACACCCTTTCAGGCGACGTTTTTGCCGCCGATGAGGCACGCCGCCGGGGTCTTGTTGACGGCATCGGCAGCACAGAATACGCACTAAAACGGCTCGAAGCGTGGATCAAGCGCGGGCGGGCATAAATACAAACTCAACTATGTGGAACGCAACCAATAGCAAATTCTACGCACAAATAATGGACAGCCTTGCATCGTTCTTTGGCCGCAAGCCGGAAGAAACCACAGAGGCCGAACTTCACCAGATGCTGACAGAGGCGCAAACCCGTGCCGACTTGGCAGAACAGGCAAAGGCCGACGGGCTTGCCGCAGCCGCCGCCGAACTGGCCGCGCTACGCGCCGATGTGGCCCGGTTGACTGCCGAACTGGACGCTGAATCCGAAACGGCACAGACTGCAACGGCATCGCTCGAAACGGCACGCGCCGAACTTTCCGCTGCACAAAACGACCTTGCAGCCGCAAACAGCGCAATGGCTGTACTGGTAAAAGAGAAAAACGCCCTTGCCGGCGAGGTAGCACGCCTGACCGCCGGGAAACCGCCCGCATCAACAACGGCAAACGACGACGACGAACAGTTCGAGAAAGCACCAGCCGGAAACGGCATGACCGTAAAGGCCGATTGGCTGGAAAAGTCCATTTTCGGAAAGAACTGACCACAATTTGAATTTTGAAAAAGACCGGGGCAAAAAGTCATTTTTCAAACATTCAAAAAAGAACAATATGCGCGAAGTATCGGGCAATATCTGGCCCACCACGCTACTCGACGGCAACAACAACCCGATGGTTGTCCTTGACCGCACCCGCGACACGCGGTATTTTGAAATGCGCACAGAGGCCATGATGCGCTTCTTCGACAAGATCGGCGTAAAGGACGGGGACATCAACGCCGACATGCTCGGCATATATTCCCGCATGAACGTCGGGCGCGACCTCAAGGCCCGCGTTGGCCACCTGACAACGCCGAACCACCTTTTCAGCAGCCGCAAAAACGGGTGTGTGTGGACACCGAAAGGCCGCATCCGCCTGAAAACAAACGAGGTCGAAACCTACCCCATTGAGGTGAACATGGAGCAATGCCCCGACGCGCTTTGGGGTGACTGCATGGAAATGCTCTTTGGCCCTGGCAACGCAGTGCGCGACATGCTCTCCACGCCGGAGGGCCGTGCGCTGTACGAGCAGTTCCTACGTCAGGTGTTCCTCGGCATCGGCAATTCGTTTTTCATGCTCACGGCGTTTGCCAATCACCCGATGATCACGACGGCCAACACGCTCGGCTTCTACTCGACGTACACCGACGCTGCCGATTGGGCCGCGTTCTACGATCAGATGACGAGCACCCTGCTTGGCGGATACATTACGCTGCTTGACGATCTTGCCGCCGAAGGAACACCGGGCTACGATGTGGTCATTTCCGATGCCGACCTGGACGCGAACGGCAAGTACACGGGCGACATCATTGCCCTGCTCGAAAGCATGAAGGGCAAGGCCCGTGGAGACTTCCGCGCCATGATTCGCGCCGAACAGCGCCCCGGCCAGCCGCGCCCGATCTTCCTGCTTTCAGACTCCCTGTTCGATGCTTACCGCGAACACATCCGCACGACCTACACGGGTATCAGCGAAGGCTACCGCTTTATGATTCAGGGCCAGGACGGCACCGTTGTCCGCGCACAGAACATCCTCGACTTCGACGGCCTGCCCGTCGTTCGTTGGGACGTGTCGGAGCGCTTCGACAGCATCACCGGCGCAACCTCGCACCGTGCCGCGCTCATCGCCCCGGGACTTTTCGGCATCGCCTACTCCGGTGACGTTGCACAGCAGTACAGTGGCATGGGCCTGAAAGTGATTCAGCGCCTTGAGGCTCCGTACCAGGGCAAAATCTACCTGGACACGACCTTGCGCGTAGGCGCTGCGCTTGCCGATCAGGACTTTGCCGTGTACGGCAGCAACATCACGCACCCCGTATAACCGAGGCAACCATATTTTTTAACACGAAAAAAGACATAAAAACATGGCTTGCACCTTAGCAGCACTAAATACGGGCACCTGCTCCAATTCGAGCGGAGGAGCCTTGTACGCATACGCCACAAGCGCCGAATACATTTCAGCGATCACGGTTTCGTCCGGGATAATCACGGGCATCACAATGACCACGACCGATAAGTGGTGGAAGTTGACCCCGAACAAGAACCAGACGTGCCGGTACGACGAAACCGGCGAACGCCCGTCCGAATTTTCGACACGGCTCACCTACGCATGTGAGGGCTTCGCGTACTTCGCCGGGAAAAACAACGCAGCCAAATTGGTTGCCGACGCTTACGGAGCATGCTGCCAGATCGTTGTGATCTGGGTTCTTGGCAACGGGGAGCGTGTGGTTCAGGGCTTGGAAATTGATGCCTCCGCCGCTGGTGGTTTCGTGACCTCGAAAGATGCCGACTGCCGCTGCACTCCGTCCCTGCTCTCCGACACCGCCGCAAACGAGGCCCGCCTGGAATTGCTTTTCAATTCCCGCAACTCGCTCGCTTCGCCGTACACCGACCTGACAGACACCGAAATCGAAGCACTTTAAAAAAAAGAAAAATGGCAAAGAAATTAATAGTTGACCCGAAATTTTTGGAGCGCAACCCCACAGCGTTCACCGTTGTTCGTGGCAAATATCCAAAGCGGGTGGCCCTGCACGGAGAGTGCGTCGTAGAGGTGCCGGAAGGTATCGGAGGGCCGACCAAGAAGGTCACGGTTCCCGCTCCGACGCAAGAAGACCTCGCAGTGCTTCAAAAACACGGTGCCGTGTACGTCATCGAAGTGGATGAAAGCGCCGCCGGTTTCGCAAAGGACAAGAACATTGCAGCAACAACCTAACCAGGGATGAGCAACGTACAAAACGGGTGCTGTGACGAAAACGAAACCGTCCTGCCCTCCCCGAAGGAGGAAATGCGCAAGCGCAAGTCCGCACGCATGCCCGTTTTGTACGAACTCGAAAACCCGATACCGGAGGAAATACGGGACACGGAAGAACTGAAAAGCGTCATTGACAAGTTCAAACTTGTTCCGTATGCCGGGAACGACAAGCACACAGGGCACAATACCCTGAACTGGTATTTGATGCTCGCAAAGTTGTCGCCGACGCACGGCGGGGCCATCGAGAAACTGACAAAGTATGCCGTTGGTGGACGGGCCATGTTTGCCCGTTCAGAAAACCCGGACTACGACATCGGAGAAGAAACGCAGCCGTTGACGCGGGCAGAGAAAGAGCGGTACGAGGCGGCAATTACGCAGTTCATTGAATTTAAGGGCGGGGTAAGGGATTATCACAGGCTCCTCACAGCATCGCTAAAGGCTACCGGAAACGCATGGGTAGAAATGTCCGTTGCCGACCGCGCCGGGCAGCGCCGCGTGTCGCTACGGTTCGTGAAACAGCAAAACGTCATGTACCGAAAGTCGGCTTCCGATGAAATGCGCTTTGGGGTAATTTCCCCTATCTGGACGGATGAGTACCTGAAAAAAAACGAGCCGTCGGTCATTCCGCTGTACCCGAATTTCGTCAAGGTTGACGGCGTTCAAAAAACGTTGTTTCACCTGAAAAACGGGGACTTCAACTGGTACGGACGGCCTGACAGCCAAAGCGCCGATCTGTACAAATATAGAGAGGTTCAAGACGCTATGTACATCGTGAAACAGGCGGCAAACAACTTCACGGGGCAACTGATAATCGAACTGGAGGATGATGGACAAGACCCGGCGATTGACGAAACGGGCGCATGGCAGGCGGGCTTCAACTCGTTTGCCGACCGGATGATCGAGAACTACACGCAGCGCGGGAAAGACCCGATGAGCGTGTTTGTGACCAGCCGGGCATTCGGAGCAAAGCCGATGTTCGTTTTCCAGGTCGCGCCGAACACCAACGAAAAATGGTATGTAGAGACGGGCAAAATGTCCGAAAACTACATCCTTGGTTCGCACGGTTGCACGCTTCGGTTCATGGGCAAAGAGGCAGCAAACGGGTTCAGCACGGATGCCTTTGTGGCTGACTATGTGATGAACATGGAGCCGGTTATTAACGACTTGCGCACGACGGTAATGGTTTTCTCGAACAGCATACTCACGACGGCATGGGAAGCGCTCGGAATGCAGGAAATGAACGACATAAGCCTGACCTTCCAAAGCCCGATACAGTCCAGAATTGACGAATACAAAAACGCGACAGCGCAAGGCATGGCCCCGCAGTCGCCACAAATACAGACGGTGTAATGGCAAATCTGATAACGGCATACGAGGTAAAGCGGTTTTCCCCGGCAGGGGCAAACTACCCGGAGGTCAATATCTGCGAGGCCATTCCGCAGGTAGAGCAGGATTTGGGCTACAAATGCCTCGGTGAGGAACTGTACGAGTACCTTTTGTCCGTGTTGACTTCCTACCCGGATGATGTTGTCGAGTACGACCCGTCAACCGAATACGGGCTAAACGAACACGTTGTACGGCACGGGTGCCTTTTCAAGTCAACCGTAGCGTGCAACCGCACAGACCCGATGGAGCCGGACAACGACTGGACGGCGGTGGAAAAGTTCACCGTCGCTTGCGCAAACACACTTTGGACAAGTTACCTGCGCCGGATTTTGGCCCTTAGGGTGTATGAAACCGTAATGCTGTACGACACGCAGCAAAGCGGGGCAGGCGGTGTGGTGGTTGCGCTTGGTGACGGGTACAACGCCGGACAGCGGGCCGCAACAAAGGGAGAAATAGCCGATAGGGCAAAGCGCTTGGACGCGGACGCAAACATGGCGGTTGAAAATATGTGGAGGTGGATGCAAAAGCGAATCGAGGCAGGCGACTGCACGGCGTTGCCGCTTCAAAGTTCGACGGCCTGTTGGTCGGCACAATGCACGCAGCCGCGCCGGAACATTCGCCGCTTTGCGTTCAGGGTTTGAAAAAAAAAAGTAGTTGAAATATGAATTTGATCGAGCAAATAAAACATTACCTCGCCAAAGAAATCATTGTAAAGGAATACGTTGATGCGGAAACAAAACAGCAGAGATTCGACGTGTGCCTTGAGTGTGAACACCGCGATCCCGAAGAAAACAAATGCAGGGCTTGTGCCTGTTTCCTTGACCTGAAAACCGGCAGCCGCGTGAACTGGAGGCCGTCAAAGAACCGAAACGAAATAACACATTGCCCGCTGGGCAAGTGGGATGATAAAGAAATTGCTAACGAGTACCGCCGTTTGGACGGGCTTCAACCATTGACATAAAAACATTTTCAGCCATGTATCAACCTATAGCCAACCCCGGACAGAACGCCAACAATTTGATGAAACGCTACGGCAACGACGACGTTTGCTGCGATTCGTACCCGACGGCGTGCCAGTACGACATCACCATCGCCACCGCCGCAACGGTGAACAACATCAAGTTCAAGAAAACCGCAGAGGGTGAAACCATCACCAAGGCGTTCACCGCTTCCGGCGGCACGGCAGTCGTGGCCGCGATCAAGGCCGCACTTGTTGCCGAAGGGTACGAGGAGGACAGCGACGAGGTGCAGGGCGTTACCAGCGCCGTCGTGTCCTCGAACACGATCTACTCCATCACCGGCAGCCTGATCGTGGTTTCCATGACGCATACCACCAGCACGGTCGTTACCCCGACCACGAAGTGCAACCGCGTCGGCATCTGTGACCACTACATCACGACCGCAGGCGGTGCCGCAAACGTGTTCGGCGTGGACGGCGTGGACGAAGACCTCGGCTCGCTGGTCATCGGCGTGGACAACGCCGCCGCCGTCAAGGCCGCGATCGAAGGCGCTACGGCATGGCCCGCAGGCTACACGGTAGCGGTAACGGAAGACGCGGATTTATACTACATCACTATCAACGGCCCCGGCACCGTTGTGTTCACCTGGAACGGCGACAAGTTCGCCAAGCAGGATTGTGTTGCCGGGTACATTGCCTAATCACGGCTCTGGTCTTTTCAATTATACGCGGCCCGCCCTATTTCGCACCGGGCGGGCCGCACTTTTTTCAACCGTATGCCAAAAGTATCGTACAAGCCTGAACTACTTGAGATTGACGACTTCCCGCACGGGGATACGTTTTTTTCGGATCAGATCGAGGTGACCGACACGGACACGGGCGACCCTATTGACCTGACGGCATACGAGGCAAGCATGAGGCTTGAGGAGCGGGACGGCACAGAAGTAGTGACATTGACGCACCTTGACGGCATAACCCTCGGCGACGGGTTTATTCAATTCAATGCCGAAACCGTGGACTGGCCAAGCGCCTGCACGATATACGGCGACCTTCAGTTTGTCACGCCGGGCGGAAATACGGAAACGTGGATTAAGGTGACAATCAAAATCATTCCCACAATAACACCACCAGCATAAATGAATCGGCATGGCAGACATTGTAATAAAGGTCGGAAAGCCGAACTACACGCTTACGATACGCAAGCCTCGGTACACAATATCGCTAAGCCGTGGAACGCAAGGCCCGCCGGGGCCGACAGGGCCAGCAGGGGGTACGGCGGTAACATTCCCGGCTGGGGAAAACTTGAGCGCAGCGCGGGTGGTGATGGTCTCCGGGGGGAGCGCGTACCATTTTCAGCCGGGGAACACGGCGCACCAAGGGCGTGCGTACGGAATAACAACAGCGGCGGCGGCAACGGGAGCGGATGCACAAATACAAATTTCCGGGCAAATGGAACACGCGGCGTTCACGTTTGCGGCGGACCAGATACTTTACGTTTTCAACAACGGTGTCATCGTTGACACCGACCCCGAACTTGCCATAATGCAAATTGCCGGCATTTCGTCCGGGGCCAACAAAATGCGCATAGATTTTTCAATTTCAATAAAAAAAGCATAACATGGCAGAGAAAAAGCCACTTTCCAGAACCGGGGCGCTATTGCAGGAAATGACCGCCTCTGACACCATCCCATCAGCAAACGTCCCGGCAATAAACCTTGCAGGAACAGGCCCCGGCGGCGTTACGGGTGACCTGCCACTCGGCAATCTTGCGCAAGAAGGCGCTACCGACGGGCAAAGCCTTTTGTGGAACAACGGG